TCAGAAATATCCATTTTTTCACTAATTTCTCGGTAAGTCATGCCGTCTAGTTGAGACATCAAAAACACTTGAGCTGTTCGGGTAGGGAGTTTTTCTAAAATTAAATGAACCTGATACAAGGTTTCTTGAATATAAACTTCATGTTCGGCAGAGGGGTAATATTCTTCTGGAAGATGTTGTAGGGCATCGAGATAGAGATTTTCAATATGTTGACGACGCCAATGGTCAATAATGACATGCTTGGCGATCCCCATTAGCCATGCTTGCGGCTCTTTAATTTGTTTAAAACTATATTCACTTTTTAAAGCACGATAAAACACTTCCTGACTCAGGTCTTCAGATTGATGATGATGCTGAAGTTTATGTTTAAACCATGACAAGAGCGTGGTTTGCTGAGAACGGTAAATTTGGCTAAACCATACTTGTTTATCTACATTCAGGTTCATAGCAGAGGAGCCCACAAATTGGTAATGAGTAGCACAATTAAACAAACATTTAAGATTGATACCTAATAATATAAATATATAAGAGTGATGAGATAATTATGGGATTTTGTGGGATAAGATGGGACTGAGTGGGATGAGATTTGAAAAGATTTTTCATCCAGTGAAATAGAAAAAGCGGGCTTGGGAGTCCGCTTTTTATTCGAATAAATCCAGATTCTGGTCTAAATGGAATTTAAGCTTTTCTTCGCCATTTACGATACTGCGGATTGTTCTGATAGTCACGCCAAATTTACGGGCTATCTTAGAGCGACTTTCTTTTTTTGCAGCAAGTTCACGTATCGTTCTATTACGCATAGCAATCGTGATTGTGGTTGCCATAGGCACTTCTATTGAGTTATTCCCTAAATGCTCTGAGAGCAGTTGTAGCTTTGAATAACCGATAATCTGTGAAAGCTCATGATGAATGCCTAAGGCGTGCTTGTGGGGTACAAAAACTAGGATGCCGCCATAGCTCTCAATAAGACTCAAAGCTGGTTTTATGCCGATAAGCTTCGCCACAAATGCAAAGTTTTTTGGCATAAGTGCAATGAGTTCTTCATCAGAAAATAATTGTTGTGCATCAGTGATGTGAGGACGATAAACCATAATTGCTCCCGCTGTTATCCCATGTTAAGATTTAGCAGTCTTATGATTTATCTCCTCTTGCTTTCGTCGGTGGGTGGAATTTAAAACCTCAGTGTTGGCGCACTGGGGTTTTTACTTTCTTATTGTTCTGTTCTTTCAATGCCGCAACGTTTGCACCATTGTCGTAAGTGAGTAATGATCATGTCTGCGTGATGGCTGCTCATAAATTGCAGAGCGCTCACGCCGACTTTATTCTCTACAAATTTTGCTAAAGCTTTTTCACTACTGTTTTTGACTACACCAGCTTCGTGAAGCTTTAACCACAAATGACGAATTAATTTACTTTGTGCGTCATCCGCTAAATTTTTAACGCCTGATTTATTTTTAGATTCAACTTCAAAGCCAAGTTGTTTGAAGCGATCCAGCACAGCTTCAAACTGCGCTAGGTTCAAATCTTTTGAACTGGTTTTACCAGTAGTGCTGGTAAGAATGTCACGGTAAAGTTCATCATCTAGACCAAGTTTGGTTTTGCCTACATGAATGAGCTTGATCAAGTTAGCTTTCTTATTGAATTTCATTGACTGGCTCCAAGCTTTTACTTTCGGGGTCAATATTAAGAGATTCGCAAAATTTAACGGATTGAGTACGTCCAAATCTAAATAAACGATTCACTACAACCCAATTTCTAGAATCTTGAAATTCATCAAAATTAATACGAGCAGAATAAAATGCATCTCTAACCATACCTTTATAATTAAAGTTCTCCATCTTAGAACACTCCCTTAGAAGCGTCGTAAAGGCTAATCAAGGCAAGTAATGCAAGAGCAAGAAAAGACCCAGCTTTACAAATATTTGAACGACGTTCAAAAACTGTTAGACCTGTATTTTTTCGTGCTTTCCATGCAAGTTTTGCTTCGTTAAAACAATTGTAGAAACCAATAATAAGGACGAGTAACAACGCAATTATTAGCATTGTGGTTTCTCCTTTGGAATTTCAAATGAAAATACAAGTCTCCATATTTGATTAACCGCGCCACACATAGCTTTTGCATCAGGTCCTTCATAACCAAATGAATTAATAAATGTTCCAAAATCAGGTGTATAAAAACCTTCCTTTTTGCACCATTCAAAATATTCATTTGCAACTTGAATAGACCTTTTTTGAAAAGCTTCAGTTGCCTTTTTATGGGCTACCTCAGCACGACGCTCTAAGATTGTTTTTGCTTCTCCATCTGTTAGTCTCATTGTTTTCATGATACTTCTCCCAAACTTTCCACAACTTCAGGTGGTAACTTTTCTAAATCTTCAACTTTAATCATTGATGCTCACCGTATTTTTTTGCCCCACATTCACACTGATACAAACCTTGAAAGCTAATACGTACACTGCGACCATTAATTGATTGACGCTGTACGTTTTTAATGTGATTCCATTTATGTCGATTGCCTAAAGTGCATTTTTTCATTTAGATGTTTCTCCTTATCGCTGCTCATCAGTACTGGATCACGACATCCAGCAGACACAGGCACGAATGCCTGTGTTTCGCTTAAGCTTCTAAATCATCAAGATCAATAGGATTTACAGGGCGGTCTAGACTTAAAGGGAATTTGCCAAATAAGCTGATTGCAGTTGAAATACCAGCTTTAAAAGCATGGCTCTGCTCATCATTTAATTTTTTCTCGGCATCTCCAGAAGCCAAAACAACATTGCCTTCAGAATTTGCAATGTCATTTAAAGTTTCCATACGTTGTTCAAACCAAAAAATCGTGTCTTCAACAAGTTTGGCAACATCCAAATCGGCAAATGCTGTCTGGTCTTGTGTGTTACTCATATTTAAAATTCCTTATGGTTAGTTATTTAGGCTTGAAGTGTATTCAAGGCCAAATCAATCGCTTTTTGCTGAACTGTATCTCTTGCAATTCGCTGATTTGAACTATTCAACACGTGGTACTCGAAATAACCACAAAGGTTGAACTTCCGAACAACTCTTAGACCCTTCTTTTCAAGAACATCTAAGTGGTTTACTTTTGTTGCCATAGCCCATCTCTTAAAAGGTTGTTGGACGTGCTACTGCACGTGTTAAAGCCATAAGTCCTTGTTGTAGGTTTCTTTTTGCAATACTTGACCAGTAATTCGGTTCTGTATCCCATAGGTGTTGTTGCAGTTCTGCATTGCCTTCTAATGCATCTTTAGCTAATCCCAATAAGAAGTAATCAACCTTTCCAATAAGTTCTTTTAGAGCTTGGCCCTGAGATTTGATTTCATTCATTAAGTCAATTTCTTCTTGAGATAGATCACGATAACCAGTGATCTTGCGGTGTTGGTTATCCATTAACCGCCTCCTTAAGTGCCTTTCCTGCCTTGAATGAAGGTGCTTTTGCCGCAGCGATTTGAATCTCTTCACCCGTTTTAGGGTTGCGGCCAGTACGCGCAGCGCGTTCCTTTACGGTAAAAGTTCCGAAACCAATTAATGCAACGTCTTCACCAGCGGCAAGTGCTTTAGTGACGCCACTTTCAAGGGCATTAAGAGCAGCTGTAGCTTGTGCTTGAGTAAGAGAAGCTGTAGAAGCGATATGTTTGATAAGTTCTGACTTGTTCATGTTTTAAAGATCCTGTTTTAAGAAATAGATGCGATGTCTAGAGATAGCGGTAAGTAACCACCAGTTGCATCATCGCGGGTGTAAAAACGTAAGTAGGCTTTGCTGCCAATAATGTTGATGCTGTCTGAAATGGCTTGCATTGCTTGCTTCCATTTCGGGTGGTTGATTTCAATACGTTTTAAGCCAAGTACTTTTGTGGTGCTGATGTCTCCTTTTTTGTCTACGTTGAATGCGTTATTAATGATGACTTTGATTTCGTCACGGCTGCCTTCAGTCCACTCTTCAAGGCATTCGTCAATAAGCTGTTTGGCAGCTTGTAAACGTTCATCAAAACTGATGTTTTCGGCGATATTGCGTTGGATTTTTAAACGTCCGTCATAGGTCATGAGCGTTACGTTGCCTTTATTGCCACCAACTTTTGCACCATATTGGTCGGTAGAAATTTGGATAAAACTGGCAATGTCAGCAAAGCCTTCAACCTTGAACTCTTTTAAAAGGTCATGGATTTCCTTCGCTTTCTCATGAAGTTTGCGAACTGTTTGATCACGCAATTTGTCAATTTCTTTGACATTGGCTTCAGGCACTAATGCACCTGAAGCGTTTTCCCAATAACCTTCTGGAATAGGCTGAGTCATGGTGTTGCTCCTTGTTCTGATTCAATTTCCGCAGCCTTGAGGCGTTGGTAACATTGTTCTAGAGATTCTTCTGGTAGCTTGTTCTGAGCGACATGCGCCATAAGTTGTTCTTTAGGGATGTTCTTCAGCCCACGCTCAGGTTGCTTCTCATTCATATGGACAAAGCCCATCATTTCGGTAACGCTTGTATTTGGGCGTGTGAATTTTTGACGGTCATGTTCAGCCTGATCAGCTGCACGTTCAGCATCTGTTTTGGCTTTTTGAGCTTCGATTGCTGCTGAACCAAAACCATGTCTTGGTCGAGCATCTTGCACTGGTGCGTATTCAGGTTTATATGAACCAATTACTTCATATAAATAGCCGTGGTTTTTTAACGGCAACTGCAATTTGCCTTGGTCGCGACGCTCAAGTGTTGTGTTAATTGCCCAAACCCAAGCCGCTGGCGGTGCTGGATAATTCACACGGTTGCGACTGATCTGCTTAGCAAGAATGTCTGGAGCAATTTCATTCAATAACTTTGCTGTACGTTCAAAAGTCAGGTCGCGGTTTTCTGATCTGAACATTGCCAAATATTTGATTAATGGCTTTGCCAATTCACCAGTCATATTTAGGGATGCAACGAATGCCTGACTTGCATCGCTATGACCAAGCAGAGCATCTAAGCTGCAAGTTGCGCCACATGCAGGGCATCTAGTTTTCATTTGATGCAGCCTCCAGCATTGCTTTATATGTTCCAATCGGGCCACATGCTGTTTCTTCAAATTTTGCATGGGCTGCTTCGATCATTTTTTCTGTTGGTTGTTTAGGCACAAGCACATAATTACCACTGACCAATTTGTCGATATCCTTGGTAAATTGAGCGCGTTTATTATTTACATTGGACATGTCACCACCTCGCTAATACGTGCCCATACTGCTGCTACAGCAAGAACGGTCATGATTAAAGAACCACTAATAATTTCTAGAGTCATAGCTATCTCCGAAAGTGTTTAGAGTCGCTTTCAACTGCCGTTTGACAGTCGATGCAAAGCTTCACGTTGCCTAATGCACGACGACGTTCGGGAATTTCATTTCCACAGTTCATGCATTCATGTTCACTTTCACCATCAAATGTTTGGCGGTTTGAAAGTGCCTGTTGAATACGTTCTTCAGCAATTCCTTCTGCTACATCTACTGGATCAGCCATCTCAGCCTCCGAAAATTTTACTTAATGCGTTAAAACCAGCGCACGCAACGACCATGAACGTGATGCAGATCATGCCAATGACGTATTCCTTATCCATTGCAACCTCCTAATACAGCCATCACCACAACAACCCCCAAGGCCCAGAGCGAAAAGCTCACAGTGAGTACGTTTCTTAAATTAAAATTCATGGCTTAAACCCCCATCACGATGTCGCGGGTAATAACGTCCTCGCCAATTTCGGCGGCAAGGTTCATTGAACTGGTAATTAAGTTGCCAATGGCTAATGGATATAAAAGTGAGCGTGTGGTTTTGCCGTCAGGGCTGCTTTGAGTCAGGCGGTCTGCAATAGCCTGAATACCGTCTTCAGTAATGATTGAATCCAGCTTTTTATCGATGCTTTTAATACGATGTTGGAGGTAGTCTACTAATGAGGAATTGGTTAAAGGCTCAAGTGTTACGCTCTCACAGCGCTGTACAACTTCACGCACCGCTGGGTTACGCTCACTTAACTTGTTTGAAAGTTCAGGCTGACCAATTAAGACAATTCCGATTAGTTTTTTGTAGCCATCTTCTAATTCAAAGAAACGCTTCAATTGTTTAAGTGTGGCAATTGGAGTGCTGTGACCTTCTTCAATCACTAATAAATGGCTATAACCAGCCTCACTTGAATTTTTTAAAATCGTATGAACTTGGCGAAAACGAGCCTCGGCGGACATACGGGGCTTTTCTTGTCCTGCACTCACTGTATTAATAATCGCTTCAGCAATATGGCTTGATTTAAGAGTTTTACCTTTGATGTCATTATCTTCAGTTGCAATGACATAGGGTTCGATAACCAAAATTGGTAATTTTTCACGACGAATACGGTCTAAAAGGTCACGACGTAAAGTCGATTTACCCGAACCAGATTCACCAGAGATTGCAATAAAACCGCCATGTTTTGCTGTTTGATATAAAGCTTGACGCACATAGTTAATGTCATTATTCAAGAACAATTCTTCAACTGCGCGAATCTCTGTAGTAAAAGGGTTGTCAAACAAGCCAAACAGTTTTTTAGCTTGTGGTGTCAATGACTGCTTTGCGAGTAACATGGCTTGTTCGTCCTCATTTAAAAGTGAATTAATTTGTTTTTTCCCGTGTCTTTTAACTAATGCGTTATAGACATGGTCTAGTTCTCTGTCAGATGCTTTGCCTGAGCGAAGCATCTCTACAAGTGTTTTGCGCTCTGGCTTTTCGAGCATTTCATTAAAAGCTTCATCAATATCCGCTTCGCTGACATTGCTCTTGATCAGGAACTCTTTAAAACGAACTTTCACAACATCAACATTCTTCTTAGGCCACCGTAAGTAGTTGGTAATAATGTTGATTGATGCAGTACTTAACCCCACGTAACGAGCTAATTCAGCTTGTGAAATTCCATTGTCTAAAATGAGATCCTTTAGTTTTGAGCATTCTTTTTTCATGGTTGCTCCTTAACCAACAACACGGAGTTGTGGTCGTTGTTGTGGAAGTTCTTGTTCAGCCTTGATTGCTTCAGCAATTTCGCGTACTGCATCGGCAGGGACTAAACCATCTGGATAAGATTTTTTGAGGGCTTTGTAGTGATCTGTGGTCCACAGGTCACCGATTAAGCCTCGGATTTCTTTTGCTGCTTCTACTGTTGAAATAGGTGCAGATTCACGACGTTGTTTTGGTGTGGTGACTTGCTCACCAGCACGTTTGATGTAGGTCGGAACTTCAACCGCTGTAACGTCTGCCATGGCATTAAGCTGACCGTCATACGCTGGTTTTTTCTTGGCAATTGCTTTGTCAACTTGCTCCAGCGTGTCAGCGCCATAAGCGTTCTTGAGAATACGTTTGCGGTTTTCGTCGATTTTGCTTTGTGGCATTGATTTGATTTCTTCACCAATAACAGCTGCATCATTTCCGAAACCAACCCAATCAACTTGCAACGGTTCACATGTGAAAATGACTTCATTGCCATGCTGATCTTTGGTCAACACATCGATGCATGGCGCACGGTATGGATTGACAACAATCTGCAATTTAGCTTTCGGATAAACCCCATCAACATGACGAACGTCATAATCCTGCGAGCCATAGCCTTGAATGGCATGACTAACCGTAAGGTTGCCTTTAACTGTTTTTTCAACTGGTACTGTACTGATAAGTTCTCGACATAATTCCATTGGTGGAGCAATGCGTAATTGCTCTGGTTTAATGGTTTGCCAAACAGCATTGCGGCTGCGCTTAGTACGGCTATGAATTTTGGTTTCATTCCAGTACATGCGCCAATCTGTGGCTTTTGTATTTAGCTCTTGTATGTTGTTGATCTGCATGAAGCGCAGACGGCCTTCAAATTGTGTTTCAACAATATTTTGAGCGTTTTCAACTTGACCTTTTGCTTGTGAATTACCAGTTGCATGGGCCATAAACATTACATCTAGGCGTTCAAGTAAGTTCCTGAACAATCCGCTGGTGTTAGCACAACCTTTATCTGTGTAAAGGATGTTTGGAACACCGTGCATAGGTTCTTGAGCAGAGCGTTTTTGAATACCGTTTAAGAAAATCTCAATTAAGTTTTCAGAGCTTTCACTGCCATATACATACTCAACATAGATTGAGCCTGAATAGTGGTCGGTCATGACATAGCGAATCACACGATCATTTTCGATTTTCTTCACATTTGCTGGTTTGTTCTTGTAGAACTTTTTCTCATCCATGACTTGCATACCACCGCGTGGGAGGTAGAACAAAACACAGATAGAAGCATCGACTTGCCAAACATGGTTCGGGTGTAGCGATTTTTGCTGTGTGTGAGCTGATGGTGTAGCTAGTTGTTTCGGATGGCACATGTTTTGTTTCATGATGCGTGAAACAGTTGCTGCTGATACTTTTGGTGCTTTACCGTCTGCAATTAGCATTTCCAGTGCTGTTGTCACTGGTAAAGTTTTTTTGCCATTGGCACGTGTTGCCACATGCACCATGCCGCCAATCATTTCAGCCACATCAGTTGGCACAACAGTTTTACCTTTATCAGAGCGCTGTTTGCGTTCCGATTTAAAACCTACTTTTTCTAGTTCACGGTAAAGTTGCGGTTTGCTCAGGCTTAAAAATTCACAAGCAGTTTTAACAATCGCAGCTTTCCCACCAAACTCGGCAGCGGCAAGTTTGGCTGCAATCTCACGCAAGTAATCTTGTTTTGCTAAGTTTGGATTTGTCATGATTACTGCTCCACGTTTGTTGCATCAAATGCAGCAGAGTCTTGATCAGCAGGTAACCACGCAGGGTTCACCATGGTTTCAAAATCAATTTGAATTCCTAGTTCAACGCTAGTTTGTGCAATCTGTTGAAATGCACTAACAACAAGGGCTTCAAGTTGCTCTTGAATGTTGTAAAGGCCATGTTCATTGATGGTGTCTAAGATTGAGTTAACTGTATTTTTAAAACGTACAGTATCGTTGTGCATGGTGAGGCAAGCGGTGGTTGTTTCCTCTAAAGCTTTAGCGGCAATGAGTTGCTCTTCAGATTCAGCGCGTTTTTTGATTTGAACTGGACTCTGGAGCTTTGTTAGTTTTGCATCGAGATCATTAATCTTTTGATCTTTCTTCTGTAGAAGTAAGTCACCAGCCTCTTTATCTGCTTTGGCATCACGGAGTGCTTTTTTAAGCTCACGTACTGACATGGTTTCAATTGTGTCTAGTGAAACCTCTCCGACACTGCCACCTTCATTAATTGTTTGAATGTCATCATCATCCAACACAACCAGCTCTAAAAGTTTTGATTGGCTTTTAACAGTTTTCAAAACGGGAGACGTTTCCTGTTTTGCAAATTTAAGAGTTGCGCTCATTAACTTGCGAGCAAGGCTTGGGTCGAAACCCAATAACTCAACACGATTTGTAAATTCACCATGTGGCGTTTGTTCTTTAAGAAGAAGTAGGTGTGTTCCTAATTCAAATAAGTCTTCAATAGTACGTTTCTGATAAAAACGAATACCGTCTTCTAATGCACCAATGCTTAAATCGCCGCTGTAACCCAATTGAATTGCTAGGGCTGCTACAGATTTTGTGTGTTGCTGTATTAAGTCGACTTCTGTTGTTACTTCATTACTCATAACGAACCCTTATTAAAACTGTGTGTTAAGACGTTGGTTGTATTCATTAATTCGTGCTTGAACACGGTCATATTCTTCTTTACACGCAGTTGCAAATTTGACCGCCTTCATGCTTGGAGCATAGTTGCCGTTGTCTCGTTTTTCTGCCCAGCCACCCGCTTCAAGCGTTTGTAGCGCACGAGTGATAAACACAGGTGTTTCTTTTAAGCTTTCAGAAAGTTGCTTGTTGCTAACGCCAGCGATGTAGTGGCCGCGTAATGCAAACAAGACACTCAAAACTTTTGTTGCTGATTTATTTGGTGAACTCATGCCCAGCTCCCTGAGTAAACTTGATTGACAGTAGTTGCTGTTTAAGCTCTTCGTTGTCTTGTTCTGCGAAGAACCATTGGACATATCCGAAAGTCGTTACAAAAATGATTAGGTAACGAAATGCAATACTTCCTAATTGTTTTTGTCGCATCTCTTTCCCCTTGTGCAAAAATGTGCGAATATGTGCAAAGTAACTAAACAGTGACTTTTTGTTTAGGTTCTGATTTTAGGCCGAGGGCAACGGCAATCTTATGGGCACGTCCAAAGTTTCCTTTAGATTGACCGTTGAGTACTTTGTAAACTTCTTGTGGGGTGAAACCTTTACTTTCAGCCCATGATGAAACAGGAATGCCTTGTTGGATAAATTCCTGTTTAACTTCTTCGGTAGTTTTTAGGTGCATATTTAGTTTCCCTTGTGTGGCTAAAGTTGCATTAAGTAGAACTTATAGCACCACATTAGTAACTATTTAGTTACTTGTCAATATTATTGGAGTGTTTTTTGTGACTATTGGAGCAAGACTTAAAGAAGAGCGTGAGCGACTGGGTTATACACAACCAGTTTTTGCTGAATTAGCAGGCACTACCAAGAAAAGTCAGATAGATTACGAGAAAGATTTAACGCAGCCTAAAGCTGGTTATTTAGCTGCAATTGCAGAAGTTGGTGCAGATATTGGCTATATTGTGACGGGCAAAAAAGCAAATGAGTCACAAAATAGTGACTTTGCTTATGAGTTCGCTTTAGTAAATGTTTACGATGTGGCTGTTTCTGCTGGTGACGGTACGGCTTGTTTTGGTACAACTGAACCTGTTAGTCGTTTAGCATTTCGGAAAGACTGGCTATCAAGACATGGTCTGTATGCTAAAGATTTAGCTATCGTCTATGCAAAGGGCGATTCGATGGAACCGACTATTCATGACAAAGAGCCTTTATTGGTTAATACACTGGATAAAGAGCTAACCGATGGCTTTATTTATGTTGTGAGAAACCAAGAGAATTTCTGGGTTAAACGTGTGCAACGGCAGTTTAATGAATTGTTATTGTTGTCAGATAATGAAAAATATCTACCGATGAAACTTGATTTAAATGAATCAACAGATGTTGAAATTGTTGGTAGATGGATACCACCAAGTCGCGGGACTTTTTATTGATATGAAAAAGTTAATTAGTGTTGTTGGAATATTATTATTGGCTGGTTGCTCTACGCAAAAACAACCGCAGTCAGAACCTCCTTATGTGAAACAAAACTATAGTGAATCTGATCCTGCTGCAAAGTTGAGTGTTTCTCAATTTGCTGATGTGGTTAAAAGTATTTATCCTGCCTACCAAATCACTCATTCAAATGATAGTGGTGAAGTAAAGTTCTTGCCTAATGATGTCAAAGCAGATACTAAATTTGTGCCGAATAATAATTGGTACAGTATTAAAATTATCAAAGAACCAAAAACTGAAAATTGGAAAGGTCTTGTTGTAGAAGTTTTCAATAAAGGCTCATTTGAGGAGTCAAAGACTGTGGCTGCAAAAGACTGTCAAAAGATTTTTGGAAGTATTGATAACCGAGTTCCTACTGTTCTTTATGACCTCGAAAATCAGTTAAATCGAGGTACAAAAACTTCAATCTCAGACCATCAGTATGGATATACTTTTCAATTAGATGCAAGCCATTACAATGAAGGTTATCCTGTATCTTGTATGGTAAGTATTTAGAATCATAAACTGAGCGGAAGCATTTCCGCCTGATAAAAAAATAGTTCAGATAGCAACATAGCCTCATCATTTGATGAGGTTTTTTTATGTCTATCACTTTTGATGAAGTGTTTGAACGGACTATCGGTCATGAAGGTGGCTATGTAAATAATCCTAAAGACCCTGGGGGCGAAACAATCTGGGGAATCACAATAGCAACAGCGCGAGCTAATGGATATACAGGTGCTATGCGCTATCTGAAGCGTGATCAAGCAAAAGAGATTTACCGCAAAGCATATTGGCAGCGAGCAAAATGTGCACAATACAATTCTGCAATTGGTTTTCAAATGTTTGATGCTGCGGTTAATCACGGTATTGGAAATGCTATCCGTATTTTGCAGCGAGCAGTTGGCGTTGCGGATGATGGTGTAGTTGGCGAAATGACTCTAGGGGCAATTAATAAAAAATCGCTCGATGATGTGTTGGTTTTATTCAATGCCGAGCGCCTTGAGTTTTATGCCAAACTAAAAACATTCCCAGAATTTGGCCGTGGTTGGACTCGTCGAGTTGCCAGTAATCTACGTTATGCAGCTGGAGACACACCATGAATAAAAAATATAGTGTTTCTCCTCAAGAGCTTTCTCGTCGTTTACGACAACAAAAGAAAGAACTTTTAGCCAACAATCCAAAGAAAATTATTGAACCTCAATATATTCAAGGCGTTCATGGTTCTACCATACAGTTCGGAGTCTTAGTCCATAATTGGCGTAATGGCTGGAAATGGTTCAGTAATTTAGCCTTTGCTGGCATCGTTGCAATTCAAACTTTTTATGACACCTTGCCACCAGAGTTAATTGAATCGCTGCCAACTGATGCGCGGTCAAAAATTACAATTACTTTAGCTGTTTTGGGGTTGATTGGTCGCCTTATTAATCAAACCAAACCAAAGCCTTTACCACCAGTAAAGGAGAATGCCGATGTTTGATTTTTTAAAACTTGGCTTTGCTGAAGTGCAATGGATTGTCGTGACAGCATTGGGAATTTATGCATGGATTATCCAGAAACATAGTGCTTCTGCCAAAGAAATGCTCGACCTACATTTGCGTGTGGTTGAGCTAGAAAATGCGATTAAAGATATGCCTTCTAAAGTTGATATTGCTCAGCTTCAAGGTCAGCTAAATATGTTGAATAAACAGCTTGATACCGTTCAAGGCGGTGTTAAGCGCATTGAAGATTATTTGTTGACGAATAATAAGTGAGGTCGTATGAGTTTTGAAGCCCATCTTAAAGAAGAAATGCGACTTGTCATCCTTCGATTGCTTAATGAATTGCCAAGTTATCGCGGTAATAGCTCCACTTTACATGGTGGCCTTAATCATTGGGGTTTAAGTTTCAGCCGTGATCAGGTCAAAACTGAACTGTACTGGTTAAAAGAACAAGGCTGCATTGATATTGAAATGGATAACCCTGCTGTATTGGTTGTAAAACTAACTGAGCGTGGTCAAGACGTGGTTGAAAGTCGAGCACGTATTCATGGCATCAAACGACCATCAGCATAGGTGAAATATGTCAAAGTCTTTTATGCATAAATTGTCGGATGAGCAGCGCGCATTTGTAGAGAAATTGCTGCGTGAAGATCGACTGACATTGAATGAAATGCTCGATGAGATTCGTGCTGAATTCCCAGCCGACTCTATTCCAAGCCGTTCGGCTCTTGGTCGTGAGAAAAAAAACTGGGCTGAAGAAGCCAAAGCTATGCGTGAATTTGCAGCTGCCTCTGAGGTGCTGGTCAAAGAGTTTGGTGAAGACCCTGACGACAAAGGCGGCATGTTATTGGCTCAAGCTGTACAGGCCATTGTGACCAAGAAAGCACTGGATGAGCTAACCAATACAGGTGATGACCCAGAAAAGCCAAAAATGGATATTGATGCAGTTGGTGCTTTAGCTCGTGCCGCCCGTGCAGCAATGATGACCAAAGAAAAAGCAATGGACAATCGAGAGGAAATCCGTCGTCAAGCGCGTGAGGAATTACTAAAAGAACAAGATGAAAACCTCAAAAAAGCCGCTGCATCTCAAGGCATGGGTGAAGAGCAACTTCAATTTTGGCGTGAAAAAGTATTGGGTATTAAATGATGAACACTCCAAAACCTCGGCAAGATACTGTTCGTGTCATTGAATGGGATGAACTTCCAGAACGTGCGCGTAATATTCCAAACAATTTAAATCCATTTGAAGAAGGTGTTTTAATGAAGCACCAGATTGAATGGCTCAAAATTAGAACGGATATTAAAGTCTGCCCTAAAGGTCGTCGAACAGGTATTACTTTTGCCGAAAGTTTTGATGCCGTATTAACAGCTGCTGCAAGTAAAGAAGCTGGTGGCATGAGTGTTTACTATATTGGTGATACCAAAGAAAAAGGTCTTGAGTTTATTGGTTATTGTGCCAAGTTTTCACGTGTCATTGCTGAAGCCCAAGGCCAAGGTATTTCTCAAATTGAAGAGTTTCTTTTTGAAGACCAAAACGATAAAGGTGAAACACGCCAGATCACGGCTTACCGTGTCCGTTACTCCAGTGGTTTTCAAATTGTTGCATTATCTAGCCGACCTGAAAACATCCGTGGTCTACAGGGTAAAGTAATTATTGATGAGGCTGCATTCCATTCGAATGTTCAGGGCGTAATTGAGGCTGCTACGGCTTTGCTTATTTGGGGTGGTCGTATTGCTATTATTAGTTCTCATAATGGTAAAAACAACGCATTCAACCAGTTCGTAAAAGATATTGAAGCTGGTGTGTTTGGCGAAGATGCCAAATCCCTAGTCGTAACTTTTGACGATGCGGTTGAAAATGGTTTGTATGAGCGTGTTTGCTTCATGCAAGGTAAAGAGCCTACGGTTGAAGGTAAGCAAAAATGGTACACCAAAATCCGTAAAGCATACGGTAGCCGCAAGGCAGCCATGCGAGAAGAACTAGACGCAATCCCTCGTGATGGTTCATCAGTATGTTTACCTACTTTGTGGGTAGAACGTGCGATGACTGAAGTCAGAACTGTACTACGTCTACAATTGGGTGATGATTTTACAGAGCTAACACCCGATGAGCGTGACGCCTATATTGATGATTGGATTCAGCGCTATTTAGAACCTGAATTGCAAAAGCTTGATAAGACTAAGCAGCATTGCGCTGGGCAAGACTATGCACGTCACCGCGACTTTAGTTTTATTTTACCGTTCTATATTGCCCAAGATTTACGTCGGATTGCACCTTTTGTCATTGAGATGCACAAAGTACCTTCTCGGTTACAGCAAAAAATCTTGTGGTACATGTTGGATCGACTACCACGTTTTGGTGGTATCGCTATGGATGCTACAGGTAACGGTGAAACCATTGCAGAAAATACCGCTGAAAAATATGGTGCGCATATGGTGCATCAAATCAAATTAAGCCGAGCTTGGTATGGCTTATGGACACCTAAACTGGTCACCGCTTTTGAAGAAGATATGATTGATTTACCTATAGATGCTGATTTAAAAAATGACTGCTCTGCGATTGAGGAAGTGGACGGCATTTACATGGTTTCAAAAGCGCGCGCTAAGGATATTAAAGACCCTGAGCTGTATCGACATGGTGATGGTGCTGTGGCGATGATTCTAGGGTGGTTTGCTAGTTTGCACTTAGCAACAGCAATTGAATTTACTCCACTCCCTTCAAAAGAGGAAATGGAGTTAAGCGATGATTATGATGATTGGGCTGGTGCAATTAGTTGGTTCTAGTCATACCTAAATCTTCAATAGATACATTGTGTGAACCCTGTACAAAATCACACTGTAAAAAGAATGTATGCTTGTATTTTCGGCCATATATATTTTCTAAATCTAAATAAATGGACCTTTCAAATGGTACATTTGACTTGTATTTGCTTACTTCTTCTTCGGTAAAATGAGGATTTAATGTGCGATTAGAATTTTTAGCTAAAATCGAAGGTGGCAATAATGGTCCAGCCCCAAGATCAAAAACCACATTTTTGGCATCATGGTCACTTTTATTTTCAAAGATAATCGTAAACGTAAAAGTTTGTTTGCCAAAACCATCACCAGATACCTGAATCCCTCCACGAACGGAAATAAAAGGAGTAGCTGCATTATGTCGTTCTTCCAGCTCTGTCTTCTGCAACTCACTCATCAGTTTCTGTTGGTCAACTGACTCTTTCATTTCAGCAACTTGCAATTGTAATGCTTCAGTACTTGCTCTTAATTCTTCACTTTGAATCCTAATTGATTCATTGTTTTGCTTATATCCCAATATTAAGAATAGAAAAGCCAGTGGTGCAAAAGCACCTGCTAGAAAGTCACCTAATTCATTTGAAGGGAGCAATACATTTTCACCCTCACTTAAGCAAAATATTACGGTGTATAAAATAATAAAAGACAAATATAAAAAAACTACCCAAAAGACCCATGTCTTATAGATAGGTATTTGGGGCGGTGCTTGGTTTGGCGTTGGCGTTGGCGTTGGCGTTGAATTTTGCACGGAAAGACTTCCCCCTGTTTATCAAGTTTTAATTTTTTAATAATTCAAAACGAGGTGACGAAACTTGTTGGAGCAAGAGTCGCCCCCTTTGGTAAAAGTGCTACCGCAGGCTTAGCCTCGTTACTGTGCACACAGTTATTGCAGGCTATCAAAAATGAAAAAGTTTTGCAGTAGGTGAAATAATGAAAACTAAGCCAATTGTTCCTTGGATGGGTGGTAAGCGTCGTCTGGTGTCGCAACTGATTGAAAAAATGCCAGAACACCAATGTTATGTAGAGTTGTTTGCTGGTGGTGCAGCATTGTTCTTTATGCGTGAAGAACAGTCCAAAGTTGAAGTTATTAATGATTTAAATGGTGAACTGGTGAACTTGTATCGAGTAGTTCAACATCACCTTGAAGAGTTCGTCCGTCAATTTAAATGGGCGCTGGTCAGTCGCCAAATGTTTGAATGGCTTAAATCTGCCAGTGTTGAAATGATGACTGATATTCAACGTGCGGCTCGTTTTTATTATTTACAGCACACAGCATTTGGAGCCAAGGTGTCTAGTCAGAGCTTTGGTATAGCAACAACAGCCCGACCAGTCAATTTACTCCGCATAGAAGAACAATTGAGTGAAGCGCATTTGCGTCTCTCTGGAGTGACAGTTGAGCATTTAACTTGGGATGCTTGTTTGCTGAAGTATGACCGTCCTCATAGTTTTATGTATGCTGATCCACCGTACTGGAAGTTGGCTGGCTATGGTGTTGGTTTTGGTCTTGATCAATATGAAAAGATGGCTGAGCTAATGAAGACCTGTAAAAGTAAAGTCATGCTCTCAATAAATGATCATGAAGACATGCGTGCCACATTTGAGGGATTGAATATTGCGACTACCAAAATTAAATATTCAGTGGGCAATTCTGCTTCAGGTCGTGATGAAAAACAGGAACTCATCATCACCAATTACTGAAGCATGGTGTTTATAGATTTATAAATCTTTATAAACGCTCTTTACGGCATTTATTTTGTATTTTGCTGCAATGATCTGTAAAACAGAATAAGTCGCTTAAATCGCAAATGAGCGCATGAAATTGGGCGGAAGCATTTCCGCCTGATTTTAAAGCTTTCAAAATTCCACAATGGTGCAGAATCCTCAAACTGTATTTGCATCTATCATGGCTAAAAAAGACCGTTCCCCAAAAAAACAAGATCGTACTGCACTCGAAACAAATCAGACCGCTGAAATTGCTTGGCTGACTAATCAGGCCCAAGAACATCCTGTGGTTGGAATGACTCCACAGCAAATGTACCGCTTACTCACTGATGCAGAACAAGGCAACTTGCAAGCGCAAGCTGACCTATTTGCTGATATGGAAGAGCGTGATGGTCATATCTTCAGTGAGATGGATAAGCGCAAGAAAGGCATTAACGGTCTTGACTGGGGTGTTAAGCCTCCAAAAAATGCATCTGAGCAAGAAAAGAAAATAGCTGAAGAGGTTCGGGAATGGATTGAGGACATTCAAGATTTTGAGATGTTTTTGTTTGATGCGATGGATGCTGTTGGTCATGGCTACAGCTGTCAAGAAATCGAATGGCATCAAGTTGGCAATTTGTGGCTACCGAAAAGCTTTGAGCATCAGCTGGCGCGCAATTTCATGACGCCATTCGATAAACCAAATGAGCTGCGCCTCAATGATGGTTCTCCAGAGGGTGCAGAGTTTTGGGACTTCGGTTGGTTTATCCATCGTCATAAAGCAAAATCGGGATACATTGCCCGATCAGGTTTGCACCGAATTTTGTGCTGGCCGTTTATCTTTAAGAATTATGGCATTCGTGACGTGATGCAGTTCCTTGAAGTGTATGGTCTGCCTATTCGCCTTGGTAAATATCCTTCAGGGGCAACCGATCAGGAAAAGATGACTTTGCTGCGTGCAGTTATGTCGATTGGTCGTAATGCTGGAGGCATTATTCCAAATGGAATGACCCTAGAGTTTGAATCGGCAGCTGATGGTGACACCAAGAATCACATGTCACTCATTGATTGGTGTGAAAAAACAGCTTCAAAAATTATTGTGGGTGGAACCTTATTAAGTCAGGCTGATGGTAAAACCAGTACCAATGCTCAATCTAATACCCATGAACTCCAGTTTGAAAAAATTATTAAGTCTGATGCTAAGCAACTGGCACGGTCATTAACGGATTACCTTGTCAGCGCTCTAATGCGGTTGAACTATCCAAATATTCAACCTGACCGTTATCCAAGCTTTTTCTTTGATACTTCTGATACTGAAGACATGCAAGTCTTTGGTGAATCACTTGAAAAATTGGTACGTGTTGGCATGAGAATCCCTGTGTCATGGCCTCATGAAAGACTTGGTATTCCACAGCCTGCCGATGACAAAGAACCAATCCTAACAATTCAAAATGGGCCTGTGTCTAATTTAGCAATGAATACATACCAGCCTCAGTTATTGGGTGGCATTATTGCTGCCAATTCAGCACAGCTCCCTATTGAAGAACAAGCATTGCAACTGTTGCTGAAGGATCAAACCAATATTGCCCAAGACACGGTTGAGTCGTGGACCAAGCAGCTATTGTCAAAAATTCAGTCAGGCAATGAAGAAGAGATACTTGCTCTTTTGCAGGATGCCTATCCAGCCGATGACGAACCAGCATTACAGGAAAAACTGACACGCCTGATATTTGCCAGTGAAGTGTTAGGCCGTCTGAGTGTTCAAGCGGAGCAAAGCTAATGCCTACTGCTCAACGACCAGAATTGAATGCTTTGTTTACATTGCCACCTGAAGATGCCATTTCCTATTTAGAAAAGAAAGGCTTCAAGATTGGCTGGGACTGGCATGAAACACTAGATAATGCACATAGCAAGGCGTTTACTGTTGCAAAAGTTGCCCGTATGGATTTGCTTCAGGATATCCGTCAGTCATTAATCACAGCAATGCAGCAAGGTCAGTCGCTTGAGCAATGGAAAGCCAGTATCACCCCAACACTTCAAGACAAAGGTTGGTGGGGAAAGAAAATAGTTGTTAATCCTGAAGGTCGTGAACAGGAAGTCCAGCTTGGCAGCCCACGTCGATTGCGCACGATTTACCACACAAATATGCAATCGGCTTTTGCTGCTGGACGTTATAAAGCCATGCTTGCAGGTGCAGAAACTCGTCCATATTGGGAATGGCGTCATATCTCAATTAATAATCCTCGCAAACAACATGTGGCCTTGAATGGAAAGATTTTTAGTTATGACGACCCATTTTGGTTGGTAGCCTATCCACCGTCAGAATGGGGTTGCAACTGCCGTATTATTGCCCGATCCAGACGTGAGGTTGAAGGCAAAGAAATATTAACTGGTGAAGGCCATGCCAGCACTATTACTCAAAAAGTCGGTGTTGATCGTAATACTGGCGCTGATGTGATTGCAAAACGGACTCAATTCAATATCCCAACCAAAGACAGCAATTTGACGTTTACACCAGCTGCTGGCTTCAATGGATCGCCAGCCACCAGTTACTTGATTGATAATGTTATGGCACAACGAGCAACAGATTTAATGGGTATGTCTAAAGGCTTGAAGCAAACTCAGGAATTATTGACTACACCAACACGAGCAAAAATCCACGAAAAATTTATTCAAAATGCTTTGCGTCTAGCTGAGCCAAAAAATGAAATATCTGTCATTGGTTCCCTTCAAGCCAAAGAAGTTCAGATACTTATGCGCCAAAATGTTCCATTAGAATCTAAACTTTTATTCTTAAGCGATGCGCTTATTGTCCATAAGGAATATTCAGGTATAGCGGTTAGTCGATTAATGGCCTTGCCTCAATTACTTACTGAAGCTAAACAAGTGTATTGGGATGCAAAAGAAGAACTATTGTTTTATGTCCTTGAAAAAGATGTTGTTCAGTTTTCATTAAATAAACCAAATGGCTCTTTTGTCGTCTCTCAGGTGGTCCGTAAAAAAGACTGGCAATCTGAAGGTCTGGAGTTGATTCAATGACTATAGAGCTTGGTGATAGAGAATTAAGGACTCGTCTCACTCGCGTTGCTGAAGCAATGCTTGATACATCACCTTTGGGGCATTCAATTGCCAATAGCTTTTTGACTGTTACCGAGGACAACTTTGATTCGGAAGGTCGTCCAGCATGGGCTGGTTTAAGCCCAGTCACCTTGGCCCGTCGTAAGTCAGGGAAAATGCTATTTCAATCTGGTCAGTTGCGTCGCAGTATTACTACACGTGTTTCAGACAATGAAGTCGAGATTGGGACAAATGACCCCAAAGCGCCAACACAGCACTTTGGGGCTAAGCAAGGTCAATATGGTAAGTCTTCAAGAAATGGGCCGCTTCCATGGGGAAATATTCCTGCCAGACCATTTTTACCAATGGATAGTACTGGCAATTTACAGCATGAAGCTGAGCTTGCCGTTTTTGACGATGTAGACCATTACTGGCATCAATTATTTAATTTCTAAAACTGGGCGGAAGTGTTTCCGCCTGATCTTTTTTCTCCCCACATTCTAATCTCATAACATCATTTAAAAAGTTGATGTTATGACCGATTCAATTCTTGTAGCTCAATGCTCATTCGATTTAACCGTACCGTCCGATCAAGCGGAATATTTGGTATTGGTTCCTGAAGGTGTTTTCCAAGGCCGTGATGGACGTCCTACAGATGCGCCTCATTGGGTCCTTACACCAGAGCGTGGTCGTGAAATCGTTGCTGCTTTGAATCAACACAAGGTTGATATGGTCATCGACTACGAACACGCCACATTAAAAAGCCAGAGTACAGGTGAGCCTGCACCAGCTGCTGGCTGGTTGAAGTCTGCAAACTTCAGGTATATCGATGGAGTTGGAATATGTAGCACTAAATTTGAATGGCTCGATAAAGCAAAAGCCTTTATTGAGTCGGGTGAATACAAATATTTATCGCCTGTATTTTTCTACAACAAACAAGGCGAAATCCTAGCATTAATCAATGTCGCTTTAACAAACAACCCTGCATTAGACCAGTTGCCCGAAGCCAAGCTTGCTGCGGCAGCTCAGCAATTTTTTGCCCAAAACAATGATGAGGATTCAACAATGAATGAGTTTCTAAAGCTCATGCTTAAAAAACTGGGGCTGGCTGAAACCGCTTCAGAACAAGAAGTGTTGGCAGCTGCCAATAGTGTTTTCACTAAACTTGATGGTGCTTTTGGTACTTCAACTGCTAATGATCAGACTTTATTGGCTGCTATCGATAAAGCCATTGAAGTCAAAGCGGCAGCAAACAGTCAGGCTGTTGTTGATCCGACCAAGTTTGTACCAATCGCTGTATACCAAGAAGCTGTTGCAAAAGCTGTTACTGCTGAAGCCGCTCAAAATACAAAAGAGATTGATGACCTCATCCTTGCAGCTTGTAGTGATGGGCGTTTAACAGGTGATGTAACCATTAAATACTACAAAGAGCTGGCTAAAACTAATCCTGATGTTGCCAAAGCACAAATTGAAGGATTACCAATAATTGCAGCTTTAACCCAAAAGCAAACCACTACTCACCAACATAACCAGCCTAACCAAAAGCAGGTTTCAGATGAAACTCTGGCTGTCGGTAATTTGATGGGTGTTGAATGGAACGAGGCTAAATAATCATGGGCAGTATTTTAACTCAAGAAGAACGTCAAACAGAGCGTCGTGAAGTCGGTTTGATTCATGTGCCAGTTAAAGCTGGTGCAACGGTGGTGGCTGGTTTTATTGCTGTTGTTGATGCCACAGGCTATGCAGTAACAGCAACTGGTGCAACGGGTCTGACTTACTTAGGTCGCTATGAAGACAGCGTTGATAACACAGATGGTGGCAATGGTGATGTTTACGTTTTAGTGCGTACTCACGATGCCTTCCTGTTTGCTAACAGTGCGACTGATCCTGTGACTCAGGCATCGTTTGGTAAGCCTTGTTATATCGAAAATAATGAAACGGTTGCCGAAACAGATGCTGGTGGAACCTTGTCAGTAGCTGGTCGTGTAGTTGGTGTTGATGAAAATGGAGTGTGGATCGAATGATTGTTAATGGCGCGAATTTAAATGCGATTTTCTTAAATCTTAGTAAGGTATTTAACCAGACCTTCACTGAAGTTGAGGTTGAATACCCATCTATTGCAATGGTTGTTCCAAGCAATGGTGCGTATGTGGATTATCGCTGGTTAGCTAATTTTCCTCAGATGAAGGAATGGATCGGTAAAAAACATATTACCAAGCTTGCTGAATATGACTATGTCATTCGTAACAAAGACTATGCGGCAACAATTGAAGTGCGTCGTAACGACATTGAAGATGACCAAATGGGAATTTACAAGCCACAAGCTGAGTCTGCTGCATGGTCTGCAAAACAGCATCCAGATGAATTGGTTTTTGAGGCAGTAAATAAAGCTTTTACGGCTAAATGTTATGACGGTCAACCGATGATTTCAGGAAGTCATAAAGTTGGCAAATTGACCTTTAGCAATAAAGGAACCAAGAAACTTTCGATTGCTTCATTAGCAGCAGCTCAAGCCTCATATGGTGTAGCACGCACTACTATGATGAAATTCAAAGACGAATCAGGCCGTCCTTTGAATGTTAAGCCGAACGTATTGCTTGTGCCTCCAGCACAGGAAGATGTAGCCAATGCCTTGATGACTGTTGACCGCTTGGAAGATGGTAAACCAAACCCTTACAAGGGTACGGCAAAGGTACAAGTGTCAACACGTTTAACTGATGACGATGCATGGTTCTTGTTGGACAACACAAAACCTGTAAAACCTTTTGTATATCAGGTGCGTAAAAAACCAGTATTTGTTTCACAAACCAATATGGATTCTCCATCTGTATTTATGGAAGGTGTTTTCTTCTTTGGTGCTGAAGCGCGTGGTGCTGCGGGTTATGGCTTCTGGCAAACCATTTACGGCTCAACTGGTAAGGAGGCGTAAGCCATGTATGCAACGGCAGACGCGATGATTGAAAAGTTCGGTGAGCGTGAACTAATTCAGCTCACTGATAATGAAGCTCCATATCAGGATGTCATTAATTACGACAAACTGAATAAGGCTTTACAGCACGCTAACTCTCAAATTGAGGGCTATCTTGTTAGTCGCTATAAGCTGCCGTTGCAAACAGTTCCACCATTTTTAGAATCCATTGCATGTGACATGGCTCGTTACCATGCCTGTATTGGAGCATTTTCTGAGAATGATCCTATCCGTACACGTTATGACGATGCGATAAAAACCCTAAAGGAAATCGCAAAAGGTAACGTCAGTCTTGGTAACGCTCCAGCTGGAGAGTCCGAGCCTGTTAAAACGTCCTCTAACAACGTGATGTTTCAGGTCGGACGCAATGATTTCGGAGGTCGTGGATGGTAGAAAATCTTGATCTCGGAATTGTTGTGCAAGGCATGAAAGATGTCATGGCAAAACAGCTTGAAACTAAGGTGTGGCCGTGGATTCGGGAAATCAAAACCTATGGTGGTGAATTCGATGATGAAACTTTAGCTTTTATCGATACATTCCCTGCAATCTGGGTGACTTTCCAAGGATCAGGTGCACCTCGCAAACTTAGTGAAAACAAAACTGTTTATCCCGTTAATTTAGTTGTTTTGGTTGGTGCTCGTTCAGTCCGTAACGAAGAAGCTCAACGCTTAGGCGGTGGTCGTGACATCGGAACTTTTAAGATGTTAAGCCTCGTTCAAAACTTGCTTATTGGCAATGATTTATCAAGTGTCAAAGTAAAAGGTTTAGCCCCATTAGGGTTGGGCCGTACCAGAACAATTTTTAATACAACAACACGCAAACAGTCTGTGAGCGTGCTTTCTCAAGAATTTCATACCCAATACACCATCACGGCTTCAGATAGAGACCGTGAAGAAGCTGAGACTGTTGAAGATCTGCTGGGTATTCAAGTCGATTATTACTTTCAACCGAACGACGGCATTGTTGATGCATCGGATCGTGTTGAGTTTCAGGAAAAATAAGCTATGTCTATTTCTGCAAATATTAAAGTTCCAGACGTATACACCAGCGTCAATATCAATACTCAGCGTACAGGTTTGCCCCTTAATGATCAGCGAGTTTTGTTTGTGACGCTGGATGTTTTGTCAGAACAATTTACGCCTGTCGATATTTATGACAAGGCCGATGCTGATACCAAATTCGGTGCTAACTCACAAGCTGGGCGAATGATCACTGCTGCTGTTAAAACAAATCGTACTGTCAGTGTGCAAGCTGTAGCTCTTGCTGCTGAAAATGTTCAAACACAGTCCGCTATTCAGACCGAAAGTGGTAGTGCGCTTTTAACTGAAGGTGGCGCTTTGATTGAACCGGAGTAAGTTATGGCTCAACAGACAATTGTAATTGAAGTTCCTGGTACTCCGATTAGTCAACTTGAACCAACTTCAAGTGTATCACCAGAAGATGTATTGCCAGTTGTACAGGGTAAAGAAACCAGAAAAGCACCTTTAGAACAAGTCGCTGATATGGTTAAAGCTGGCTTGGGTTCAGCGGCATCAAAGGATGCTAGTGAGTTTGCTACGCCCAGCGCAGTGACTTCTGTAGCACAAGAAAGTCAACAACGTGACGATGCACAGAATGAAAGAATTGACGATGTTGAATTCAAGATCACACTTGCTCAGTCTGGTGTAGAGGCATCTTTTGATAGTTATGCAGCTATGCTTGCATACACTCCATCGAAGGCGAATGTCTCCGTCCGTGTAAATAATGATCCCGACAATACAAAAGTTGGGACATATACGTGGACTGGTAGTGAATATAAAAAAGGATTTGATCTTGCTCAGTATCTTTTAAACATTGTTAATGCACTAGCAACTGTTAAGCCTCAGCACTTAGCCAATGCCACAGATTTTAATTTAATTGTTAATGCTGGCAATTATTTTATTTCATCTCAGCCTGATGCACAGACGATGTTGAATCTGCCAGCGGCTTATCAGCTTTCAGGTTCTTTAATCAATGTGCCGATGTCGGACACTGTGCAAAATGGCGTCTTACGTTATGCATATCAGATTTATAGAACTGGTCTAGGTACTGCAATTGAGCGTTATTGCATAAATTATGTATGGCGTGATTGGTCTGTTGTTGCTGATAGAAAAAGCATGTCAGATTTACAAGGACTTGCGCTAACTACATCAAGCCTTGAAGCACGTCATCACTACAAGCTAGTTCTTCAGTATCTTGGAAAGCATCTTGCTGAGTATCTTCCACTCGGTGGGACTCGTTTTCCACTCTATGTGGATAAGAATCTTGGAACTGTTCTTGAAGTAGATGTAACTACTGGGGAAATTATTGGTAATTTTTCATCAAACACTTCAACTCAAAAAGTTAAATCAATTGGTGAAAAACTGCCAGAACATTTAATTATTGCGCCTTACAAAGTTGACCACTTCTTGTTCTACGGCCAATCGTTATCTGTTGGTGCTACAGCAACAACTATACTTTCAAATGCTCAACCTCTGCACAACCTGACATTTGATACAGGCACTCGTATGCAAGGCCTTGTTGCGACTGCAACAAAATCTTTAATTGAAGAATATTTTGCTGGTCAAGCTGCTCCAGATGGCGGAACTAACCGTGGTGAAACGGTTTGTTCTGGAGCTGCCAATATGTCAGCTTTGCTTGCCTATCAGGAAAACTCTATTGATCCAGAAGAATTTCCTATTTTTGCAAGTACAGCAGGTAAAGGTGGTACAGCAATTGCAAACCTTAAAAAAGGTACTCAATGGTATAACGATGTCTTTTTGCTTCATCTAAATAAAGCAAAAGAGCTTATTGGCACGGAATATGGTGTGAGTTGTATTGGTTGGTTGCAAGGTGAACAAGATGCCGCTGCTACAACTTCTTACGCAAGTTATTTGAGCCAGTTCCTACAGCTTCGTCAGGATATGGAGGCTGATGTTCAATTAATATCAGGGAAAAATCAGCCTGTTCATTTGTTAACGTATCAGATGAGCTACCGAGCACTTGGGCCACGTGATGTCATCACTAGAGCACTCTATGATGCAACCAATCTTGATGAAAAAATTCATCTAGTCACTCCAACTTATCTTTTTCCACATAACCCATCAGATCAAGTTCATTTGACCTCTATAGGCTACAAATGGATTTCGGCATATTTTGGACGTGCTCGGAAAGAGCTTCTTTGGGATAGGATTTTCCCACGTTCGCTCAAAGTATTGTCAGCTACTTATTCTGGTAAAAAAATTACGGTCAAGTTCAAAGTGCCAACTAGTCCACTTGTTCTTGATATAGCTAATTTGGCAATGACAACTGATTACGGTTTCAGAGTTACAGATGGAGCGAACACACTAGCAATAGACACAATTAATGCGTATGAGGATACAGTAGTTATTAATCTACTGAATACTCCCTCATCGGATGTATATGTACGTTATGCCTATGATTATCTGGGTTCAGGTCTTACGATTTTGAATGGTGCATCAGGAAATTTACGTGATAGTACAGATGAACCAGTTGTAATTGCTGGTGAAACCAAGCCGATGTTCTATGTGGCCCCACATTTTGAGCTAAAAGCTATCAAGGAGGCAATCTAATGTTAATCCATGTTCTTCCTGTAGCAGTCGCAAATACTATGCGTCAGCTTAATGCAATAGACGTAGAACGATATGACTCAGTAGCAAATAGCTTGTTTGCTCGATGGGATTTTCGTGCAAGCACTGTACCATCTACTGGAAATTTCACAGTTCTAAATGCTCAAAACAAGCCATATAAAAAACTAATTCCTGTTGATAGTAATTATTTAACTTATCAACCTGATGGCTTGCTTGTGCAGGGTTTTGCATCTCGTGGTGTGCGAAGCCCATTATTTAATCGGGATTTACCACTTGGTTATACGTTGTGCTGCTTAGCTACTATTGTGGGGGTGCGCGACAATAAGATTTTGATGGTCATGGGTGATCAATCAGACTCAGAGCAGTCAACAAGTCGTACTGGTGCCTCAATTTTCATTTCTGGAGCAACTGACAATAATGTCTTTGTCGGGATTGGAGGAGCATCATCTAGTGCAACATTCTTCCCAGTTCAATTAAGCGTACCCATATTCTTTTGTTTGACCGTTGAGAATCTGCCAAATGCAGTCAATGTGCGTGGTTATGTTAAAGCTACAGGTTTAGATCACCAAATTCCAATGTCTGCACCTAGGCCGCTTAATGATAACCCGCGCTCTCAGATCGGCCTTGGTAGCGTTGACTACTTATCAACCAGCACATCTCAAAATCTGAAATATTCAGAATTTTCAATTTTCACGAAACCCTTAACTGCTGAAGAAGTTGAAGCCGAATATCAAGCAGTCAAAGTACGTCACTCTTTATAATAGGTAATATTCACTATGACTCTTCAAAATACACTCGATACCATCGCCCCTCTAGGTCACACCATCATTGCCGTATCAGCACCTCCAGCAGCTGGAACTGATACAACTGCATGGATTGATCACTTAACATCGGTAAGTGATGCGATCAACCAAAAGCCAGCAATTTTGGTGGTTCCATTTACTGATATCGTTGCAGCTGAAACCTTTGCAGACCAAGCTCCAGTAAAAACTTGTTACCGTGTGGTGGTGGTTTGCTATCACGGTGCAACAGGTCAAGAACCTGAAATTGCAGCAGCAATGGCCGCAGCTTTGGCAGACTCAAACGATCCAGCATTACCATTCAATGGTGTAAACCTTGAAGGTGTAACGCCTGTTTCAGATGAGTACAAACTGAAGTTTGAGCGTATCAATGCTGCTTTAAACAAAGGCGTGTGTATGATCGAAACTGGGGCTGACGGCAAACCTGAAATTGTTCGCGCAATTTCTACATTCCGTATTAATCCAGACTCAGGCGATGCAGATGACATCATGCTTGATATTAATGGCGCTTTGGTTATCGATTACACCCGTAAAGTGATTCGTACAGCCTTGCTTAAAGAGCGTCGTCGAAAAAACACAGCAGCTGCGCGACGTAATGTACGCTCGGTTATGTTGGCTGAACTTCTTAAACTTGATCGTGCTGAAATCCTTGAAAACGTTGAGGATACAAAGGATCAGTTAACTGTCATTCAGAACGAAAATAACAAAACTTGGGCTATCGGAAAAATCCCTGCACATTGGGTGCGAGGTATGCACGTAGTTGATGCCCAGTTAGACGTCTACTAAACCAAACACTTTAAAAAAGGTCGCATTTGCGGCCTTTTTTATTGGGCGGAAGTATTTCCGCCTGATCTTATTTAAATAGTTATTTGACAATGAGTCATCGTTAAAAAGAGAGACACACAATGTCTGAAGATGCAGTTGGCTCAATTGTGATGAGCTTTAATGGGTTGGATTACGATGTTTCGCGGCTTGGTACGAGTATTACGACTGGGAACCGCCCAATCGCTACGATGAACCGTCAACAGCGTGTGAAATATAAATCGAAAGGTATTACGACTTATGAACTCACTGCTACTGTAGTCATTCCAGATGGAAAGGACACCGTGCAATGGCTTAAAGTGGATGATGCCCGAATTTCAATCGAATCCCCTTCAGGGAATTACCGTGAAACTTTCATTGACTGTAATGTCACTTCTGTTGGTGCTACTTACGACTTAAATGGCGAAACAGTCCGTGAGCTTCAGTTGTTCTGCTTAGACTATATTGACGAAACATTGTAGGTAAAAAATGGAAAAAATCTTTATTGAAGATGACTTACCTGTTGCGATTAACTTAGAACGCAATAAGAAAAAAATTAAGTGCACCAAGTTTATTATTTTCGATTTGACAGCACTTGAATATGTTGAAGCTCAGTCGAAAATCACTGGACTGCAATATGTATCTATTTCTGATGTAGTTGCGATGGTTAAGTTAATTGATTCAAATGGCAATCAATATGAACCTACATATGATGAAATCGCACAAACATCAAAATTTAATTTAACCCATTTCTTCGATAAAAAGGCTGAACTTGAGGCAAAGGTGAAAGCCGCGAATTAATTGGACGTGTCCATTTAATTAAAGCTTTGATGGCTATTGGCATCCCTTATGTAGAGGCAATTAATTTGCCTCTACATATTGCATTAGCCTTTCTTAGCAATATGCGGCCTTCATCCTCTCAAATATCCAATAAGGAGCCTGAAGTACCCCCTCAAACATCAGCAAAAACGCATGCAAAAACTTATGTCTCAACAGTGCGTAAACACTCTAAGAAGTCACAGGAATAAGTTATGAGCGGAAGTAATTCAACTGTCTCACTTACATTGCAGATTAAAGGCCAGCAAGCTTTTCAGGAAATGAATCGCTTCAATAATCAGCAAATCCGTGCCAATACTACAATCAATACACAGTGGACACAGATAAGTTCTGCTCAGGCTAAATTTGTGAACGGTGTAAAAACTGGCACACAAGCCACTATAAATACGGCTCGTGTGGGTGATCAGTTATTGCGTACCAATCGTATGCTTGAGGGGGTTTTAAGACAGCAGTCTATTCAAACCAGAATTCAAAGCCAACTTTATAAGCAACAAGTCGGCTCAATTCAGCAAGTGGCAAACTGGGCAAGACAGGTTGAACAATCGAGCAAGCGTACACACCAGTCAACCCAACAAACAATGTCTTTATGGCAGAAAGGTACTGCTGTTGCTGGTGGTGCAATGGCTGGTGGCATGTACTTTTCCAATGCTCTCCAGAAGCCACGTGATTATGATCAACAGTTAACCTACATTGCTGCAACTGCTACAGGTGGTCAAGGTATGACACCAGAGGCGCGTCTGGCAGCGCGTGGTCAGTTAAATGAATATATTAAGGCGGCAGTTCGTGGTGGCGGTGGTACACGTGAAGATGCCGCTGAAGCTGCAAATGCATTAATTGCTTCAGGTAAATATGAACTAAATAATGTAGCTCCTGCATTGAATACGGCTGTTAAAACAGCATTTGCAACAGGTGCAACAGCTACGGATGCAGCTACACTCACAACACGAATGCAGGACTTTGGTATCACTGATTTACAACGTGGTCATGATATTGCGGTTCGGGGTGGTCAACTAGGCAGCTTTGAATATAAAGACATGTCCAAATGGCTGGCGCAACAAATGGCTGCTGCCCGTGCTGTTGGCTACAGTGGTGAAAAAGGTTATGTTGAACTTGTTGCAATGAATCAAGTTGCCATGAAAACAGCTGGTAGTACTGATGAAGCTGGTAATAATGTAGTCAACTTGCTTGCAAAACTATCAAGTCGTGAATTTAGTAAATCCATTAGTGATGCGGTAGTTGCACAGTCTGGTGATCCTACCAAATCTGATGGTAAGAAAAAACCAAAACAGGTCTTTGACTGGAATAGTTATTCAATTCAACAGCGTGAGCAAGGCGTCTATGGTGTTGAGGCATTTGTAAAATTATTAGAACGACAACTCGCTGGTAATGCCCAATATACAAAGCTTCAGGCGCAAGCTAAATCATCTAATTCAGCATCACGTACAGCTGCTTTGGAAGATATGAGTAATATTGCCATGGGTTCAGAAATTGGAGAAATCATCGCTGATAGACAAGCTCTTATGGCTGCTTTAAGTGTGGTCTATAACAAAGACACTTTAAATGATTTAAGAAAGCAGCTACCTAATGCAGGCGGTACAGTTGCTTCAGATTATTCAATGGTTAGCCAGACAGAATGGGCAAAAGATCAAGCATTAAATCAGGAAAAACTTTTTGCACAGTCTAAAGCCTATGATGCTGTGTCGGGTTCATTGGGTGATTTCAAAGAAACATTAATTAAAACTGCTTCAGAAAATGAAAATTTGGCTGGTGTTACCTATGGTGCAGCTGTAGCAGTTGGTGGACTTGCATTAGCAGCTGGTGCAGCAGCTTTTACCCTTCGTACTATGGGGGGTGGTAAAACTCCCGACTTGCCTACTGGTACAAGAGGTGGATTGGCTTCTAAAGCTACAAATGCCGCAAAGACAGCTGGTCTTGTTGGTGCTGGATACATGGGCTTTGAATTGTTTAAACCTATTGATGATATGGGCTATAAGACAGTCAGTGATCTTCTTGCAAAGATTGGTATTGGCTCAGGTGGTGAGCGTCCAGACTTTGTGCAACAAGCAATTGAACAAGGCAAAGCCCAACAAGCTTCAGCTGAAGAAAAAAGCAGTCAATTAATTGCTGAACAACAAAAGCAAAATCAATTGAGCCAAGAAATGATTAATAGGATTAATGCTTTAATTAATGTTACTGGGCAAAATAAGCCCATGGTGTTTAATGGCGGTGGTTCACTTCTTGATGCCATTTCTCACAATGCAGCAACTCAAGAAGCCAGACATGGTGCTCCGCCATTCTATCTTCAGAAAAGATAAGCGGAAGCGTTTCCGCCTTATATCAAAGCTAGACATTTCACAGAATAGCCTCACAATAGTGAGGTTTTTTTATGGGCTGGGATACTGATCTTCAAGACGCAAGCTTTCGTGGTGTTCATTTTGAATGCACGTCTGTGGACGATGGTATGTCTAAAACGCTTGCAATTAAACAAGCTCCATATTCAAACAAAGCATCAATTGAAGATATGGGTAACGAACCTCTTCGATATTCAGTTAATGCTATTTATTCCGGAACTGACTATAAACAATCGATGGATGCATTGGTTGCTGCACTCGAGGCCACTGGTGCTGGCGAATTAATTCATCCTATTCACGGTATTATGAATGTTCATGTGAACACATACCGCATTCAACATGATGCTAACAACGTTGATTACTGTGCTATTGCGATTGAATTTGTTGAAGGTGAACCTAAAGAAAAACCTCTTTTTGTTCCTGTTTCTACTCCTGCAACTATTGCACCAAGCAAGATTGTTGATACACCGACCAGCGCGTTAGAAAAGGCACTGGATAAGCTAAAACTCTCCGATAACAATAAACTATTTGAAACAGTCAATCGTATCCGCAATGGCCTAGAAACTGCCCGTAAATACATGGGTATTGTCAAAGAAGGCGTAGAGGATATTTTATCGCCTAAAGATTGGGCGGTTGGATTGGTCGATGACATCACTAAATTGGTCACTTTCGACACCAATATTTCTGCAATTTCGCAATGGCGTGATGTCACTAACCGTGTGAGACGTTTTGAAAAACTTTTTCAAGATGATGAGTTACCTGAATTACAACAGACATGGCGTGCCACTTATATCGCCAGCAATATTGCTGTTGCTCAGCAAGTCGTTAGTACCACACGTAAAGAAATGGCTGAAAACACCACAATAAGCTTCAATCCGTTGGAGCTTGCAGTGGTCCGTCAAAGCGTCCGTAAAGCACTACAGCAGGCTATTAATGAAGAACGAGAAGGTTCTTCTTTTGAAAATATAGCTCAGATTCAGGTCTATAAAGAAGCTGCTGACCAGATCCACCTTCAGATTCAAGAGTTAATAGAAACACGTCCACCAATCACAAAAGTCCGTGTCCCAGTACCATGCACATTGCATTGGCTTGCTCATTATTTGTATGAGGACATGACTCGTGCAGATGAAATCTTGCGTTTAAATCAGGATTTAATGAATCCAGCTGTCCTTCAGGTAGGTATGGAGATCACAGTCTATGCAAGATAACCAAGGCAATGAAATCAAACTAGTGATCGGTGGCCATGAGATTTCAGGCTGGAATAACGCTGTTGTCGATAATCAGATTGATACTCCAGCCGAGAATTGGAGTCTGAATCTTTTTCACAAAAGCGGTCAACCATTACCACCAGATATTTCAGGTGGTAGTCCTGTTCAGCTTTATTTTGCGAATCAATTAATTCTCACATCAATTGCAGACCGAGTGCAGGAAGGAATTAACCGTGATGGTTACGGCCTTGAGATATCTGGACGTGATCTTGTAGGTCAATTAATTGATTGCTCTGTGCCTATCTTTAATGGCCGTCAAATTACTCTTGAAGAGCTTATTGGCCGTTTTATTTTAAATGGTGACCTTGGTTCACTCTTCCACAACGTTTCTATTCAAAATAATGCTTGGCTGAAGAACAAAGTATCAATAGAGCCTTCAGAATCCTTATGGGATGCGCTTATTAAAGCTGCACAGGTCACAGGCCAACACGTGTGGTTAGAGCCAGACGGCAAGTTGGTGGTTGGAGATCCATTCGCAAATCCTTATTACGTTAAAACATCTTTAAAACTGATTAAGCCTTTAAACAACGATAACAACGTTTTAAGCCTGCAATACACCAACGACGTTTCTAATGTTTTTAGTGAAATCAAGGTGCTTAGTCAGGATGGTAACGGTCAGCACATTCTTTCAGAAACCACTGCAAAAACTCAGTACAGCTTTAATCGTCTGAAAATCGTCACTTTGAGTGATGTTGAGACCCAAGCTGAAGCTGATGCGGCCCTTGAGAAAATTAAAAAAGACAATGATTTTGAAGCAAATACTTTAATTGCTGTTGTTCCTGATTGGCAGATTGACGGAAAGCTTTGGGCTACGGGCTGGTATGTAAACATTGAAACCAACGCTTTAAGCCGTGCCACAGCAAAATGGGCTGTGGTGGGCTGTACTTTTAATTTATCGCGTCAAGAAGGCAAAACCACCAAGCTGCTCCTAAAGCGCCAAGGCGACTGGGCAAATCCTTTAATTTTAAAGGAGAAAAACAAATGATTCAGATGGTGCAACGCCAAATTAACAAAGCTTTAGGCCAAATCAGACAGTCATTTCAAGGCATTGTGGCGCGCGGTGGATCAAAAGTACTTCAGTTGACAGGCTTATCTGAAGAAACCCTTCAGGAAGTCGAATTATTTCAACAAGTCGGTCTTAGCTCTTATATACCTGAAGGCTCACGTGTTGTGGTGCTACCGCTTCAAGGAAAAACTTCACGTTCAATTGTCATTGCAACTACGGGTGGCCCTGTAGTTATCAATGTTTCTGAAGGTGAAACCTGTCTTTACGACCAATTCGGTCATTCAATCTGGCTCAAAAAAGACGGCATCAAAATGAAAGGAAATGTTGATGTAGATGGCTATATCAAAGCCACAGAAGACATTTCGGATAAAACAGGATCAATGCAAGAAATGCGTGATGCCTATAACCCTCATACACATGGCAATAGCCCACCACCATCAGAACCTATGGAGTAGTTATGGGAACTATTAATTTAGAAACAAAAGATTATGTACTACTCAGCCTTGATGAGGCTTTTAAAGATGATGTGGTACAGGCTGTTTGTCAGCGTTTAAACATCCATCGTCACAAGTACTGGAAGGATAAAAATATAGGGAGCCGTTCCTACACGCTACGTCGTTCAAAGGATGTGCCACGTATTGTCCAGTTAGAGCAGCAATATGCTGAAGAAGCTTTAGCTGACTTAGTGCCAGATCGTCTTGCTTCAGTAGTAGTAAAGGCCACTCAAACGATGCAAAGCCAAGTTGATTTGCTTATTGAAGTAACAAAGCTAACTGGTGAAAAGCAAACAATTCCATATTTTGTGGCTGTAGGTGGTTGATATGGCGTTTTCAATAAAAAGTTTTTCTCAGCTTCGTCAGGATATTGTTCAGGAAATCAGAAACAAGACTGGTTTAACGATTAATGATGATTCCGATGCAGCAATCCGTGCAGATGGTACCGCCTCAGTAGTAGAAGGTTTGTACCATCATCAAATCTATATTCAAAAACAGATGTTCGTTGCTACAGCTGATGAACCTTTCCTTTATTTACATGCTGTACGTCTGGAATGTCCACGCAACGGTGGCTCTAAAGCAACAGGACGTGTCAAAGCCATTTCAAATACTGCTGTAACTATTCCAGCTGGTACAAAACTTACAGATGGTAAAGGTCGCTATTGGCTCACCTTGTATAAAGAGCAGCTGAGTGCAAATAAAACTAGAGAAATTCAAGTCATTGCTGAACAGGCTGGCGTGAGCTGGAACTTTGACGGTCAACAGTTGTTATGGGTTAGCCCTTTAGCTGGTGTCGCAGCTCAGGTCGACGTTTTTGAAATGTCGGGTGGCATAGATGTTGAGGAAGTTGAAGCTTGGCGTCAACGCATGCAGGCAAAGGAAGCGCTTGGGTTAATACGTGATCGTGAAGCTGATCTAGAGCGAATTATTAAAGATGTATCAGGCGTTGCAGATGTTTTTATTTTTCCCAAACGTCGTGGCCTTGGATCATTAGATGTTGCAGTTACAGCAGCTGGTAATCCGCCTAACTCACCAAGTACTGCTTTATTAGCTGCGGTTCAGGCAGCTTTAGAAGAATATTCAGGTTTCTGGGCAGATGTAAGAGCTTACGCACCAATCAAAGAATATATAAACCTTAGTGTTCTGGTGACAGGCTCTATTGGGCTGGAAGTTGTGGAACAAGTTGTACGTGAATATGTTGGGCAATTAAAACCAGCTGAACCTTTTGTAATAACAACTCTAATCAGCCGTATTAAAGAGTTAGTGGGCGTGACTGATGTACAGATCACGCCTAATGCCAATCAAGCGCCAACAAATACCAACCTTATTACTGGTTGGCTTCGTATTGGTAATTTGACGGTGGATTACGCATGACATTTGATCAAACTGTTGAGCTATATGCTTCAGTACTTCGGCAATTATTACCTGTTGGCGGTTATGACAATGCACAAGACACTGTTATCGCAATAGATATCTATACTCATGCAAAAGTACTGGCTCAAGCAGATTTGGACGCAAAACGATTGCTTTCATTTATAGAAGGTATTCCTGTTGAGCTACTGGATGAATACGAGCAGTCGTTAGGTCTACCACTCAAATGCACAGTAAATGGCTCAAAAACTATTGAAGAAAGATTACAGATCATTCAATGGGTTCAAAAAACTAAAAATGTCCTTAATCGGACTTATCTGGAAGAACTTTTAGCACTTTTTGGTGTGGAGTTGATTGATTTAGTACGGTACACGCCAATGCAATGCACTACATCATGTACGTCTCCAGTCAACACCGAAAGTCTACGTTTTAAAGTCAAACTCATCTTAAAAGCGCCAGTTAAAGCTGACATGGGCTGCATTATTGAAAACTATTTACCAGCTTATTTGCGGTATGACATCGAGGAAAAAGTATGAAACGAATTGATAGCGTAAACGCACGTCCAGACGTAAATGGAGCTGGTAAAGCTGGCTTTCATGACAATTCAGATTTAAGTGGACAAGATGCAACTTATCTCACGCCAGATTTTCTCAATACCACACAAGAAGAATTGGCAAATCTACTTGAGCTTAGAGGTATTACTTTAGATCCAGAGAATCGTCGTCAACTGTTTGATGCTTTAGCAGGTAAAGATGATTTAGATGCTGTGATGGATATCATTCAATCTATAATTGATAACGAACGTAATGCGCGTATTAAAGCAGATCAAGATCACTTAGATACGTTAAATCCACACCCCCAATATGTAATGAGAAAGGATTTTCGACTTCTATATAGGACTCTAACACCTGAGACCACTGTAAACCCGAAGATTTATACGGATGATCCGCAGAATTGGCAGATTAAACATACAGTAGAAAATATTAGTGCTCATATCATGCCGAATGGTGTTGTTAAACAGACTATTAAAGTTCGCACTGTCTACGGTGACTATAACGCTCAAGTCTATTTACCTATAGGCTTATCTAATATTTTAAACGTCTCCGCACTCTATCAAGGTCAAAGAGAAAATAATAATGCTGAAGACGATTCAGCCATTCGTTTATTAGATATCTATAATGAGGTAGTTCCACTGGAAGATGGCTTACGGGAATGCAGAACGGTCATCAATTTCCGTTTTGACTATGTCAGTGCTAACACCCCTGGTCAAAGAGAACGTTTTGCGTATTTAGAAATTACAGGTTTTGGGGCTTCAAATACTGATCTTGAGAACTTAAATAACTACCCATATCCGTATTACAGCAATCAGAATGATTTAGATGGTCAAGTTGTTTATATTGATCAAAATCTTTCTAGTGTAAGCCTACTGGAGCTATTCACTCAGACTTATGGAGCACCAACAGCAGCAACGAGAGCTATTTTTGTTATTGCTTCAGGTGTGACGTTGGTTGCCGTTACTTCAGGCAATTGGTTAGCTGGTTCAAGCCGTCAAATCATTAACTATGGTCATATATATGGTACTGGCGGTTCTGGCGGCTATTATGATGACGATACAGCTATGGTCGGTGATGGCGGTACAGCAATCATTGCTCAGAATGCTAGTAGCTTTATTGATGTACGCAATTATGGCCTAATTGCAGGCGGTGGTGGCGGTGGCGCAGCTGGTACATCAGAATATACAATTGGTGCTCAACAGTATTATGCTGTTGGCGCAGGCGGTGGTGGTGTTCCACTCGGCACTGGTGGCAGTAATATCAATCAAACCGCACCTGAAGGCAAAACACTTGAGAACATTGCTGGTACGAATGCAACGCTATCTGTTGTGGGTAGTGGTGCAGATGGAACAGGCTTAGCAGCTGGCGATGGTGGAAACGTTGGTGAGAATGGTAAAGCTAGTGAATCAACTCTTGGAAATGGTGTTGCTGGTTTAGCTGGGTTTATTTACCAAGGTAATGTTACGATCACAAATATTGGAGGTGGACAGGTGAAAGGTAGAACACCTTCTAATTGAAATAATTTTGCATAATGTGCAACGAGATGATGAGGCAATTATCTCAAAAAAAAGCCGAATTTATCTCGTCGCGCATCATAAGATATTCTTAAATAGTAATGATAATTATTATTAATATCAATCATTGAAACGATATATTCTAAAAATGGTAATGTTCTAATTTTTCACTATTTAAAGCCTGTACCTTAGTCGCTGAGGCATGTATCGTTAGGGAATACTACTTTAAAATTATAGGGTGATTGAAAAAGTAACATCATTCAATTAAACAACTGGACTGTACCACCACAATTAAAACAACACTGATCTCAAGTCGAATCATATAAAGAACAAGGGAATAAAACATGAAGTTTTATTGGTGAATATTGAAAAGGAAAATCAATGATCAAGATGGGGGTCTATGAAGAAATATTTTACGGTTGATTTATTTATGATAGCTTCGTCTTACTTTAAAAAACGTCAGAAAAATTACCGCGCTGTAAAGGATCAGCAGCTTACAATCGCAGCAAAAGCGAATATCTTTATTTGCATTATTTTTTGCTTGTTTTGGACCATATATTTCGCATTTTCTCAAATGTGGTTGATTGTTGGTATGGACATCTTTTTTACACTGATCTCCATATTTAGTCTTTTTCTCATTTATATAAACCGTGTTTCAGCGGGCATTCTTTTATCTCAAGTCGTTTTGCTTGTTTTTCCAGTCATTTTCTGCTTATTTTTTGATGTAGCTACAAATGACCGTCCGCAGGTTGCTCAATTGTTTTTACCTGCTGGGGCGATATTGGGGTATTTAAATTACCGTAGAAATCCAAGCTTTTTACAAATCGTTTTAATTCTATTGTCGATTGGGTGCTTTATATTTTTTAGTGGCAGCTCTTTTAATCTTGATAGTGCTATACCTTTGCCCGAAGATATTCGTGACCATGGTGGATGGATTGCAACTTGTGTCGCTACGCTCATGATTTGTATTTCAATTTACACCATGCAATTAGAGATACAAACAGAAAACACCATGGTGCAAGACCTACGTTTAGCACTGGCAAAAGAACAATTTGAGCTTTTTTATCAACCGCAAATCAATGCTTCTGAAACACTAATTGGCGCAGAAGCTTTATTACGATGGCAACATCCTGTTTTAGGTTATGTTCCCACAAAAGATTTTATTCCCGCGGCTGAAACTTTTGGGTTAATGCCAGAGATTGGGGAGTGGGTATTGGCTCAAGCCTGCAAAGTTTTAAAAGATTGGAGTAAAAAAGACGAGACCAAAGATCTTACGCTTTCAATCAATATTAGTGCTGATCACTTCATGCAACCAGACTTTGAGCAGAGTGTGATCGGGCTGATTCAGCAGTATGAGATAAATCCATCTCGACTCATATTAGAAATCACTGAAAATATTGCTTTAACGAATTGTGTAAGCATGATTGAAAAAATGCATTTCTTGTCTAAAAATGGAATTCAGCTTTCTCTTGATGATTTTGGTACAGGTTATTCATCTTTAAGCTATTTACAGAAGATGCCCATTAGACAAATCAAGATTGATCGTAGCTTTGTACAAGCAGCTTTGGATGATAAACGTAGTAATAAATTAGTCACTGGTATTATTAAAATTGGACTAGATTTGAACCTACAAGTGTTAGTAGAAGGAATTGAAACTGCTGAACAGTTTAGCGCTTTTAAAAACAATGGCTGCACGGAGTTTCAAGGCTATTTATGGGGATGCCCGATGCCTTTAAAAGATTTTCTTAAACAAGTACCACATCTGAATAGTTCGGATTAGTTTTTGATTTAATTGGATTTTATTCTTATTTTTATGAGTTTTTAAAATAAAAAAAGAGAGCTTGAGCTCTCTTTTTTCTTAACTTTGTTATGTTTGTTTATTGCGTTTAGCTCAATGCTTCTTAAATTAGCTGATAATTTAAGGATCTTACTTTTTATCCAAAGAGATAGTTCCAGGACCAGTGAACGCTAATAAAATGAATCCCCCAATAATGCTTATATTC